TCAAAGGGCTAAAGCGTCCGCGAAGGCCTCAACGGATTCCTCTTCAAGTTCTTTGAATGAATGCCCGTATGTGTTTAAAACCATTTCAGGGGTATTGCCAAGACGATCAGATATAACTTTCACGGGGATTCTCTTACTAATCAGAATGGTTGCATGAGTATGTCGGAGGCCATGCACTGTTATTCTTTTTAAATTCTCTTTTTTAGTAACACGATCAATTGCATACCTTATTACTGTATGGGAAATTGGTTTTGTTGTTGATTTGTTTATGAAAATAAAATCATCTTCTGATAAGTGTTTCCCAAAAGAAATCATTAATTCTTTGCACCATTTACGGTATACTTTAAGCTGTGTAATCAGTTCCCCAATTACTTTTATAGTGCGGTAGCTATTTTTTGTTTTTGGGGAGCGTATGCCGTTAGCATCTCTTGTTCTGTTGATCGAAATGGTTAAGCCTTCAAAGTCAACATCAGACCATTTTAAACCCATGGCCTCGCCTCTTCTCATTCCGGTGAATGCTAACAACTCAACCATTGTATAATTGGTGATATTTTCATATCGCTTAAAGGCTTCAAGAAATTCCCTCAATTCTGAGGCGGTGTAAAAATTTTCTGATTCCTTTTTGGGCTGCGGTATAATTATTTTATTAAATCTGTTTCGTCGCAGTATTTCAGAATCTACAGCCGCATTAATAGAAATTTTAAAGGTTGCGTGGTATTGCGCGACGCTACCGGGACTGTATTCTTTAAGCAGCTCATTTATAAATAATCTTTTGTAAGTGACTTTATCTAATTTAGTCAACTTAATTTTCCCAAGTAAAGGTTTTATGATAGTTTCAATAATTAACTTTCTGTTCTCGCATGTGGAGATTTCCCATTGATTTTTATTTGTTTCATACCATATATCAAGCCATTCACTGATAGTTAAATTTTCATTTTCAACTTCTTTTATGTCTCCGTTTAAAACAGCCGTTTTGACTTCCAGTAAGGCTCTATATGCTTCGTTCTCTTTTTTGAATCCCTGTTTAGACTTCTCACGCCGTTTTCCAAAAGCATCATAATAGCGATACCGATATAACCAACGCTTTTCTTTCTTTGCGTTGAAGTAATAATATAAATCATCGTCTTTATCTGTTTTATACATTTTCATTTGTAACAGCCCTTTCCTTCGTGGACAGACGCATAAAAGGGGCTATGAGTATTTTGACATCACCTCCTTAAAATTCCTCTAACATTTCTATAACGCCAAGAGGTCGAAAACAGATAGTCAATCCGTTCACCTTTTTAAAAAGTCCGTACTCTTCTTCATATCTTTTTAAGGCCTCTTCTAAAAAAACCTCAGTTACATTTAAAAACTCGGCCAATTCATAACGGCTTTTTATTCCCGCTTTTTGGGCGTCAATAATTTTAGTCAAAGGGACTAATTTTTTATATGCCCAATTTCTGGCCCGTTTTTCTTGTTTTCGGTTTTCCATCTTGCTCTGATCCAATATATCTCCATAAGAGGTGAAATGATGTCCTAATTCTTCGGCAAGGGTACAACCTTTTTCAATTCTTGACTGTTGCCGATTAATCCAGACAATGCCGCTATTATAAAGGCCCTTTAATCTAGGTGGCATAATCCTTTCAATAACTTCAATTCTGTTACGGGAAGCCTCTAACAATAGATGATCATAAACCAAAACAAATACACCTCTTATTTTTTCTCTCTCTTTAAGCGTACGAATTCCTTAAATCGTTCTATTTCTTCTAGCTCTTCTTCCGTCCAGTCTTCACCGTCATGGTGAGCTGCTATTGTTTCAACAGGGGAATCAGTTCTGCCAAGTAAATAATCAACGGATACATTAAAATAATCGGCTATTGCTTCGACTCGTTCTGTTGATGTTTTTTGGTTCTTTAATTTGTATAAAACGTTAGTGCTCAAACCTAAATTTCTTTCTAACTCAGCAATTGATAAACCGCGGCTTTCAGCAAGCTTTTTTACTCTGTCGAATAAATTCATGATCACTCACCTGTATTAAGCTAGACACATCTAACCAAAAGGTTAAATAAAAATGTTGACTTCTAACCTAAAGGGTAGTAAACTGTGTTCATAAGCTACTTATTTAGCTTTTTGGGCACTACAAACAAAAGCCAAAGACCACGTTCCCCAACGTTCAAGGCTATTACTGTAGGCTTATTCAGCTATGTTTTGATTTTAACCTATAGGTTAAAAAATGTCAATAAAAAGCTAAATAATTAGCTGAAAATATAGAGTAGGGGTTGGTTTTATGGTTGGTAACACGGACTTCGGAAAAAAAGTAAAAACTTGGCTCATCATGAACGAGATGCAGCAAAAGGAATTGGCTGAAATGCTTAATATTTCAAATGCTTACTTGTCAGACATATTGTTAGGCAAGCGGCAGGGAAAAAAGGTACGTGAAAAAATAGTGAAAATTGTAAATGAAAGAGGGGCGTCATGGCTTGCCGACTGTTAAATTTGACGTTGCTGTCAATGAAACCGAAATCCGTGACTATATCAATCAACAATTGGATCAGGCCATAAGGGAATCACTTTTTGTATGGGATATTGAAACCATGTCAAAAAGAACCTGCATGAGCAAAAGCTTTTTAGAAAATGAATTTTTGCGTGATCCGAGAATGAAATTGATTGAGCGCCGAAAGGAGAAAGGCAAGCGGTTTTGGTTCTATGAAGAATCCAAACAGGTAATGAAAGACATTATGGACGAATGGTAAAAAACAAAAGCGTGGACAGACGCACTTATAAAATTGGAGGCTTACTAATTTGAAAAAACGAAAAATTTTAGGGGTTTCTCTTTTCCTTTTTGGTTTTGAAATGAGCCTGACAGCTCAGTGTAAACGAAAAGTAGTAACCCACGAAGAAGAGCAGCGCGGTCGCCATTGGAAAGAGTACCTGAAAGGAGAAAAGGCATGAAATTAGATCACTTCTTAAAATCAGACAGCGAATCTGTTTTACGAAAGCTTTCAACTGCTCAATTTTTATTAAGCGAATTACTTCCGGCTGAAATCGAGGATTGTAATTTTGAGGAATGCATTGATCTTTGTCTATCGGCAGCAGAAATGTTCAAGGAAATCAATCGAATGCATCAACCGGCATCAGTCACACAATTACATGAAATCGCGTCCCGTTTTTCTTTAAAAGGGATAGATGTTTCGGTTGTGCAAAGGAGGCTGACAAGTGAACATGTCTAATTCAGTTTCCCCGCAAATCACAAATATATGGCCGGAGGATGAAAAGTCGAGAGAATTCATATCACTTTTAACTGAAAATGGCCCGCTCTTCATTTTTCCCAAGGATGCTGCAGACAACCGAGGGGAAAAAGTGGAGATCATCGAAAGGACAAAATCAATTTCCGGTAAAGTCCTCATGGAATTTACTCAAAACGGAACTGATTACTGTATCCAGTGGTGCCGAGCTTCTGAGAAGGAAATCATTAAAATTAGACAACGGGAATTAAAGAAAATGGAGGAAGCAACATGCAATTAAATTTAATCGAATTAAACGGACTGCATTTTGTTGATAGTCGGGATGTGGCAGAAATTATTGATAAAAGACATGACCACCTTTTACGGGACATTAAGAAATACATTGATGTTATTTCAACTGCCCCAACTTTGGGGGCGTCAGATTTCTTCATTCCGTCAACATACGAAGACAGAAAAGGAGAAATCCGCCCTTGCTTTTTACTCACTAAAAAAGGCTGTGAAATGGTTGCCAACAAAATGACAGGAGAAAAAGGTACCCTGTTTACTGCTGCTTACGTGAACCAATTTAATCAGATGGAGCAGCAATTACAAAGTGATTATTCACAATTAAGCCCGCATCTTCAACAGATGATCCGCTTTGAACAAAGACAGAATGAGCAGGATCAACGATTAAGCAAGCTTGAGAACAACTGGCAAATTGATTCCTTTCAACAAAAGGTTATTCAGAAACAGATTAATAAGCGTGTTTATGAAATCCGCGACAATTACGATAACAGCAAGACAGGCACACGCCGATTGTTTGCAGGCATTCACCGTAATTTTAGAGATGCATTCGCCGTTCCATCGTACAGGGATTTACGGAAGCTTGATTTTGAGGACGCAATATCATGGATTAAATCATGGAGACCGCTATTTTAGGAGGAATGGAAAATGAATACATTTGAGTTTTATAGTCAAGTCAAAGCGTTAAAAGTGGAAGTGAACCATGTTTCTACAGAGTTTCAAGCCTTTATCCTGAATGCAAATAAAGCACTTGAAGATGGTCTTGACCGTATAGCAGAATCAAATTTAACGCATCTGTTTGCTGGTGCATCAGAGGGGGATATCCCTGTGGAGGTTCTTCAATCACTGAGTGAATTTTTTAACGTAGATAAAATTATGGCCGCTTCAAAATATAGCCCCTATAACACTATGGTTTGGATTAAGCGGCTGCAGCGCAAAATAAACGATTGGAATAAACTCACTTTGAAGTATCAAAAGCGTCTGTGGGCCATATTGAACGAGGTTGAGGGCTTAGGAACCTCTCAAGCCATAGGGCATAAATGGCGAACTGAGATCAACGAAATTAAGCAAGAAATTAAAACAGCATTAAATTACAGAATCTCGTGTCAAGAGAAACTAGAACAATATCTATCTATGTCTGTAGGCTACTGGAAAATGAAAAAGAACGATTTTTTGTCTCTTCTATCTGTGGATCACAGTAAAGAAAGAGCGGCTGAAATGAGAAAGATAATTGATGATCTGCCGGCCGAAATTGATTCTGACAGACTTTTAGTTGAGGTTGTCACTAAAAATATAGAGGCCCCCGAAGATGATGTTTACTTTGATATTTTCTTTGCTGGTGTTATGGAACGTGTTAAAAGCGGGGAGATTGATACGTTAAGAATGTTTCAAGAGGTTATAAAAGAGCCGATCCCGGTGTATAAAGCCGTAAAAGATGAATACGGCCGAGTTGTATCAATTGAACGGGAGCGGCCCAACCTAAAACTACTGTAGAAGAAGGTATGCCATTTGGTCGAGAAAGAGTGCTGCCACACTTTTTCTTGACTGGCTTGAATAGAAAATACCACGCTTCTTTTAAAAAATCAATTCAATATTTCAAATATATACCATGAAAAGGGGAAGAATTTATGAAATTAATGGGTACGCCTTCTAAAATGATCGAGGTTGGAAATAAATGCGGGATTCAGCATGGCGCGGTCGAGCTGGGTTCACATTTCTATGACGCCGGAATGGTTGCAATTCTAAAGCTTGTCGCACGTACGGAGCTGCATGATTCGAACGAGGTGAAAATTGAAGTTTCGGAAAAAGCAAAGGCTGCTAATGAACAGGTAAACAAGCTTTTCGAAGCCTTAGTAAATAAGCTGTCAGGAGAGCAACTGGAGCTATTCAAAGCGTTTGATGAAGCGTATTCTTGCAAAGCTTCATTTGATACAGAAGATGCATTCAGCGCGGGTTTTGTGGGCGGTTTCCGGTACTTAATGGGGGAAGCGGCTTACAGCAACGATATGAATTTTTACAAGTAAAGGTGATTTAAATGGTCGGTTGGATAAAGCTTCATAGAAAAATACAAGATCACTGGATTTATCAGGAGAAAAGAAAATTTTCACGGTATGAGGCTTGGCTTGATCTCCTGATGCTTGCCAACCACAAAGACAATAAGGTCCTTTTGGGAAATGAGTTGTTGCTCGTTGAAAAAGGGAGTTTCATAACATCAGAACTGAAATTAATGGAGCGCTGGTCATGGGGAAAAGGGAAGTTAAGAACTTTCTTAGAAATGCTCGAAACGGACGGAATGATAATCAGAAAAACGGACCGCAAAAAAACCACCATAACCATATGTAATTACAGCGTTTATCACGAATCCGAAGAAACAAACAGACCACAAACGGACTATTCGCGGACTATGAACGGACTATCAGCGGACACAAACAAGAATGAAAAGAATGTAAAGAATGAAAAGAATATAAAACCTTCTCGTCTCAAATATGAAATTTGCGACATGGAGAACGCGGAATATCTTTTTAAAGAAATCCAAAACAATAACCCGGATGCTAAAAAGCCGAATCTTGAAAAATGGGCCAATGAATTTAGATTGATCCGCGAACGGGACAAGCGCACAGATCAGCAGATCAAATATTTAATCAATTGGTCACAGCAAGATAGCTTTTGGAAAACCAATATACTTAGCCCGGCCAGTCTTAGAAAACAGTTTGATAGACTTGTCACCAAAATTAAAAGTGATAAAGAGCAAAAAAAGGCAAATAAGGCTCCGCGGTTAAACGTAGAGGAGTTTGATTTAGATGATTAAAAAACAAACCTTTGAAATCATGGCGCTCATAAAACAATACTTTGAGCATTTCGAGATAACGCAGGATAAAGTTGATTCGTGGCATGAACTGTTACACGATGCTGATTTTGAACAAGTGCGTGGTAATCTCATTCGTTTTTGTAAACGGAGCAAGTTTCCGCCAAAAGTTGCTGACTTGCTAAACGAAAAAAATCTTATCGTTGATCGGATTAATGCGATCCCGTCCATAGAAGAGACAAAAAACTATCTTGCCAGTCTTTCCTCTCCCGTTGAGCAAACGGAAGAGGAACGGGCGTCAATTGAAAAGTCAAAAGCGGAAATTAGAAAAATCTTAGGAATCGGTGAATGACATGAACGCAACTGCTTTTCTATACAACACAGACGCGGAGCAAACCTTTTTGGGGGCGCTTCTTCTTAATCCTGATTTATTAAAAGACTGCCGCACAAAGCCGCTCCACTTATCCCAGGTCAAGCATAAAAACTTATTATCTGCGATGTTAGAGCTGGACACAAAAGGGATTCCAATAGACTTGGTTTCAATTACGGAATATATCGGCCGGGACAACCTGGGGAGCGTTGGGGGTCATCAGTATTTGGCGGCCTTAGCTTCCTCTGTTCCGACTACTGCAAATATCGGGTTCTATGAAAAAATCATTTTTGAGCACTGGCAAAGGCGAGAAATGGGAAAAATAGCGGAAGAAATTAAGCAGAATTCATCAAATGACGATCCCTCCGCTGTCATTCAATCTACTATATCCGATTTAATGCGCTTAGAAGACGCCACAGGCGACGAAGAAGACGGGGCAATACAAAATGACCTGTTAGAGATTTACGAGGAACTAGCGGAGCCTAAAGGGGAAATTACGGGCATGCGGAGCGGCTTCACAGAGTTAGATCGAATGACGTCAGGTTTTCAAAAACAAGAATTAGTGATTATTGCCGCGCGTCCGTCTGTAGGGAAAACCGCTTTTTGTCTCAACGTGGCTCAAAACTTTATGTCAAGCCCGCTTAATCAATATAAAGGCGGGGCAGTGGGGATTTTCTCCCTTGAAATGTCACGAAAGCAACTTTTAAAACGAATGGCGTCAAGCCTTGGAAATATTAACGCCCATGCAATGCGAACCGGCAATTTAACGGCAAATGACTGGAACAAACTTTCACAAGCAAACGGGGTTCTTGGCTCCGCCGATCTTAGGATTTTTGACCGCCCAGGCGTTACGGTTAATGAAATATGGTCAAAGGTCAGAAAAATGAAACGTGAATTTGCTGGAAAAGATATCTTGATCATTATTGATTATCTGCAGCTTATTTCAGGATCAGCAAAACACAGGGGCAACAGAACGCAAGAAATAAGCGAGATCAGCCGCATGTTAAAACACATGGCCCGCGAGTTGGATATTTGCGTTATTGCTCTCAGTCAGCTTTCACGGGGTGTTGAACAGCGGCAGGATAAACGACCGATGATGTCAGACATAAGAGAATCGGGACAAATTGAACAGGACGCGGATGTCATTGGGTTTCTTTATCGGGATGATTATTACGACAAAGAAAGCGAAAGCAAGAATATTATTGAGATCATTATAGGCAAGCAGCGAAACGGCCCGGTCGGAACTGTTTCACTGGCGTTCATCAAAGAATACGGGCTTTTTGTCAACCTGGAGCGGCGTTTTGACGATTAGAGATTGGTATGAGGCAGCGCTTCGACACAATTATTACTCACTTATCCTGCTGATCGAATTTTTGGTGTACGAGAAAAAAACGGTGCGGCTGCAGGATTCGGAAGAGGTGCTGAATTTTTATTTGCAAGAGAAATTTAGAGACAGGATGAACGCTTATTTGCTTGAATACGAACGGCAAAACCAAAAAGAGAAACCGGTATTTCAAAATTAAGTATAAAAAACGATAGAAACGAACGTTTCAGGATCCCATGAGATTTATATATTCGGGTTTTGTGATAGCAGCTTTACAGGAACAAAAGCAAAGAGCGGGAATTGTCACAAAAGAAATTGAGCCGCTCCACGTCCTTGTAAGATAAATAATCCAAAAAGGGGGCAACCATTTGAGACTAATTAAATTAGATTCTATAATAGAGAAGGATAAACTTGTTATAGACACGAAACAGCATGAAAATTTTGCTGTCATTGTTTCCAATGGAGAAGCAAAAATGACGCCGCTTCCTGAGCATGGAGAAACAAAAATTTTCACGAGTAAAGGGAAAGTAACCCGCGTTAAGTGGGATGAAGGCGAATTATTCAACTAAATAAGTCCAAGACGGAAAGCCTGCGGACACTGATCATTGTACGGATGAAAATCTGTATTTTGGTTGGTGTCCGTTTTTTGTTTTTCAGGAGAGTAGGCAAAGAAATGCTGATAAAAACGCACAGGATGCAATCTGAACGCTTTTTCCCAAGATGTTGGGATAAAGGTTGCGCAAAGCTGAAACGATCCGGGAGCGGCTATTTAAGGGGAAATAACAGGAGGAAACATATGCAAGATTTAATCATCGAATATAAAAGCGCATTAAAAGATGTCAAAAAGATGTACCGGCAGTTATCGGTGGTCGCTGACAGTCTCTTAACGGCTGAACAAAAAAGCGATAAAAAGATTATTGGCGGCATGATAAGCGACCTTGAATATACAATCGAATGGCTACAGAACGGAAGACACCCCGGCGCCCGTCGTGGTGCTGATCGCAGGGACGCGTATAAAAGACCCATTCTGGCTGATCCGCGTTTAATTGATGCGCTGCCGGAAGAGTATGCAATCATTCAGGAGCCGAACGGAGAAGTAAGTGATTGGGATAAGGAGAGAATAGCGGATGCTTTATCTGTACTGACAGACCGCGAGAAAGATATTTTTATCATGCACGCTGTGCAAAATATGTCTTTTGAAGAAATAGCCGCTTTACTCAATATAAAAAAAGGAACCGTCCAAAAGAATATTGAACGATCCCGCTTAAAAATGAAAAATAGAGCAAATGACAGCCTTTTTTGTTTAGCTTAACAGGCTGTCTTTTTTTATGATGATCTTTTGTTAATGCCAAGCCGCTCACGTAATGCAAATTGAAGAAGCTGCGAAAAGTTTACACCTTCTTTTTCTGCTGCTTCCGCCAGCCATTTAGGTACAGTAAGTGTCTTTTTAACCGCTTTGTTTTCCATTTCATCACGGACAATATCTGTCCAGGCGCTTACCATAACAACAAAACCGGTTGCCGGCACTTTGATATCTTTTGGAGCGGATGGGGAAGGGATGTCTTCGCCGTCTTCTTCCATGCCATATAGAAAGCCTTCGAGCGCATTTTTTGCCATACTCATAGCATCATCCACGTTTTCACCTTCTGAAATGCAGCCGGGTAAATCGGGGAAAGTAATTGTGTAGCCGTCGCTTCCGTCTTCTCCTGCATCAAAAATCGCCGGAAATAAATACTTTGCCATATATATAAAACCTCCTTACAAGGGGGCTATTTAAGCCCCGCCTGTTTAAGTATAGAGTTTAGTGTGCCGGGTTTGAAGTCCTTTTTTGGGTGTGGGACTGTTACCGTTCCCGGTTTGGTTGGGTGTTTAAAGTGATGATGACTACCAACAACCCGCTTTAAATACCACCCATCTTTTGTAAGTAACTTTATGATATCTCTTGAAGACTTCATGTTTCCCTCCCTTCACTTATATTATAACACGTATTATCTATACGTGTCGATACTTATTTTTGAAAAAAAGCATTTTTTGTCTTACGGTTGAGACTAATATATGAAAAGAACTTTTGTTCGACAAATTTCGCAAAAGGTTCCATTGTCACTTTCTTTTTCCGATAATAAGGAAGAAGGGGGTGAGAAAATGAGTGCAAGTCTAAGATATGAAAAAATGCCTCAGCTAGGTGCTTATAGAGGAATTTATCTTTTAAAAGATGAAGAAATAGTATTGAAATTGAAAGTTTCATTTTTGACATACTATCTCGATGATAAAATAAAAGCAATGGATGAAAAGTCTCTCCATGATTGGTTGTTTGAAATAGCAAAACAACACGCTGGAAAAGATACTAAAGAATCAGTTATCATCAAGGAGAATGATGTGAAAGATGGGGAGTTAAAAACTTCATGGGAGTCACTTGAGAGAGAACCTTTTGATAAACAGGATTAAGGCATAAATAGTATTCTGCGCTTTCCTTTTGGAAGGTGCTTTTTATGTTCTCTGTAAACTGCTTCCGGTAAATCGTTTGTTAAATTAGTTGATTACATTTTCATGCTCCTTTGCCGATACTAAAGGTAAGGGGGTGATTTGTGTGAAACTTATTCAGGTTAACAATTCAGAATATGAGCATCAAGGATATGGAGCCGGAGGCGGCGATGTGATAAGAGAAGAATATATATGCCCTTGTGGAAGTGGGCGAGTAGTTTACGAAAAAGAAAATATTCCCGGTTTTAGAAGTACCGAGATTGATTGTTACTGTAAGCAATGTAATGAAAAATACGATTTCGGTAGAGGAACGGCAACATTAAAAAAATAATTATTAGTTTGAATTGCGCTCCTTCGGGGGTGCTTTTTTATATTCTCTGTAAACTGCGTCCGGAAATCGTTCGACAAATTTTGCGAATGGTTCCCTTATTTCTCCCTTTTACCGATAATAAGGTGGGGGTGAAGCGATGTGGATGAACTTATAAAAACTTTCGGTGTACTACCAACAGCATTAACTGCTGCGGCAGCTATCATAGTACCATTCATTACATTTATTTTAGGTAGAATCAATGATGATCGTAAAGTAAAGTTTGAATACAGAACTTTTATGGTGATGGATGAGATAACAGGAAAATATCATCTTAAAAATGCTCCTTTCGTAAAGAAGGGAGCCAAGTTATTATTGCCAAAAAGCTACGAGAGTTTAGAAAGATTCATAATAGGAAAAAGACTTGATCAAGATGGTACTTTCACTGATGTATCTAGATTTAACTATTTACAGGTAAGGACTGTTGGGAAAAGTATTATTACAGGCGGATATATTAAAATAAAATTAGGTAACGATGATGAGAGTATAATAGAAATATCTTTGCCATTTATGCTTCCTGATGATGAGGTTTATATCCCACTGGATATAAATTATGGGAATGTTACGCATCGCAAATATGGAATTAAAAGAATAGATGTTTGGTATCAATTACAAACAGGACAATGGATGAAATTTAAAAGCGTAAGATCATTTAAAGAGGAAGAAAACGAGACAATCGTTAACGATAGTCATAGTGTAAAGAAATATCATTTGTTTTACTGGAAGATACAAAATTTAAGAGGGAAAAACATGGGATGGTATTATCTAAATTTAAATAAGGACGAAAAAACGAACCCTTCTAACTGAAGGGTTTTTATATTCTCTGTAAACTGCGTCCGGTAAATCTCAGAAATACTATTGGCGGTTAACGATCTGAGTGCGGGGGCGGTTTAGAAAGAATATGATTGGAGGGATTACATGAAAACAATTAGTCAAGCCTTTGAGGAATTAGGAAAGAATCTGAGGTGTGCGGCTGAAAGGATGCCAAAGCCCAAGCCGCTTTCCACTGAAGCTTTTATTATGTTGAGTAAAGGAGATAGAGCATGGAAACAATTTATGCGCACCCATTTGAGACGTCATGGTTTATTTCGCTCACGTTCTTCTGTTTATCGTGTGTAGTCTGTTCAGGTAAGTCAGAAAAGGAATAAGCATGGCAAGGCAACGTGATGAGTTAGACAAAATCTATAATACAGCACGCTGGAAGCGAGTAAGAAAAGTCGTTCTGATAAGGGACGGCTATTTATGTTGTGAGTGCCGTCGTCGTGGATTGATAACGGAGGCAAATACGGTTCACCATATCACTGCATTAAGGGATGATCCGAGCCGGGCGTTTGATCTTGATAATCTTGAAACGATCTGTTTAGAGTGCCACAACAGGGAGCATCCGGAAAGAAGCGGCGGGGAGAAGAAGAAAAAACGCAACGAAAATGTTTTCAAATTCTACGGGAACAACGAAATCAGTTAAAAAAGCGCTGAAACATACCCCCCCTACCCTTTAAAGATGGGGCAATGCGCTTTTCAAACAACGGTATGCCCCTTCCTATACAATAAATTCGATTTTGAAGATTTTTCGCCCCGGAAAAACAGAAGAGAGCATCCCGGCCGAAGCCTTGATGCTCTTGGGTTTATCGTATATCGGGGGCCGCAATTTGTAAAGGGTGAAAATGAATTTTTTTCGAAAGAGGGTGAAAACGGTGGCTATGCCTGCAAAAAGTGCCAAACTCACATTATTAGACGGCAATAAAAGCCGCTATACGAAAGCCGAGTTAGAAAAACGTATTGAAAATGAAGAGAAAATGAAAATGAGGGCCGAAAATATCGAGCCGCCTTCCTGGTTGTCTGCTACTGCAAAAAAGGAATTTAAACGGCTGACTGAGCTTCTTTTAGAAGTGGAATTGATCAATGAGGCCGATATCACACATTTAGCCTTTTATTGTGACGCGTATTCTCAATACATTTCATTTGAAAGGCAAATTAAAAAATATGGGTTGTGGGTTGATGGAAAGCCCAACCCTTTTATTATGCGTAAAAAAGATATGGCAGCGCAACTACGGGCGTATGGTTCGGATTTAGGCTTGTCGCCGGCAGCGCGTGCAAAATTAGCAATTAACTTGGAGAGCGGGGAAGAAGAGGAAGAAGATGACTTCTAAACCCTTGCTTGACATGAGTTATTCGGAGCTTACCAAGTGGTGGGCTGATTATCAAGCAGAACAACAATCATGGGGCGGCATCCTTGTAGAGCCTTATCCCGAATTACTAACAACATGGTATGCGGAGCAGGTTATAGATGGGTCAATCCCGGCATCAAAGGAAAATATCTTAGCTGCTAAACGACATATGAGAGATTTAGAGCGGCAGGGTACAGATGATTTTCCTTGGATTTTTGATGAAGAGAAAGGGCATCGCCCTGTCAGGTTTATCGAAAAGAAGTGCAGGCCATCGAAAGGTGACTACGATCAACTTGTTCTGCAGCCATGGCAACATTTTGTCATCGGCTCCATTTTTGGATGGGTTCATAAAGATACAGGAATTCGGAAATACCGTGAGGCCGTGGATTTTGTTGGCCGAAAGAACGGGAAAACAACGATTATCTCAGGTACTTCTAATTATATGTTGGGTTTTGACGGAGAGCGCGGGGCCAATGTTTATGTTTTGGCCAATTCGCAAAAACAATCATCTATTCTGTTCAATGAATCAAAGGCCATGATTGAGAATTCCCCATATTTAAACAAACGCTTTAAGGCTTTAAGAAGTGAGATTCGTTACGAAACTATGAAATGCACAATGCAAGCCATGTCAGCGGAAAAGAATAATAAAGATGGGGAAAATCTTCATTTTGCTGTATTTGATGAAATTCACGAATATGTGGATTATGCACTAATCAATGTCATGAAAAAGTCAAGGGGTATGAGGAAGCAGCCATTAATTATTTATATCACGACTGCCGGCTACGTTTTAGATGGGCCGTTAATGAATTTCTTTGAGGCGGGAAAAGAATGCCTTGAAAACCTTGAAGATGATTTAGACGAACGGACTTTTTATTATCTGGCGAAGCTGGACAAGCCGGAAGAGGCGGACGATCCGCGGATGTGGATAAAAGCCAATCCAAACATTGGCCTTATGGACTTTGTAAACCTTGTGACCGACTACAAAAAGGATAGAAAAAACCCCCAGGAGCTGGCCGACTGGTTAACAAAGCAATTTAATATTTTCAGTGATGTGGATGAACTGTCATTTGTTGATGTTGCCACGATCAATAAAAACAACAAAGAAATTGACATTGACTTGCTGAAAGGCCGGGAATGTGTCGGCGGTTATGACTTATCCGAAACTGAGGATTTTACCAGCGCTTGCTTAGAGTTTCCATTGGATAACGGAGAGATATTTTATCTGACACATTCCTGGATACCGGAGGCCCGATATAACCGGGACAATAATCAACAGCGGTTAGATGAATGGAGGAAAAAAGGATATTTGACCATTATTCCGGAGGCTGATTATGTCAATTACGAGGTTGTGTTGAATTGGTTTATTGAGAAATCCAAACTGTACAAGATAAAGAAAATTGGTTATGACAAGGCCAAGGCGCTATTTTTAAACGCTGCGCTTGAAGAGCACGGTTTTGAAACAGAAAAAGTAATCCAAGGATTTAAAACGCTTGGCGGCCCTATGCAGAACTTTAAGGAACTGATGTTAGATGGAAAAGTCATTTTTAACAATAACAAGCTTTTCCGTTGGTATCTGAACAATGTAAGAATGGTCAAAGATCGTAATAATAACTGGATGCCCACGAAACAGTCCAAGAATCGCAAAATAGACGGGGTGGCTGCAGCATTAACAGCCCATACGTTTGTAATTCCTATGATGATCAAGCCGAAAAAGTCCGGGAAAGTGAAGTATTATTCCGTTGCCGATTTAAAAAACATGTAGGGGGGTGAGGCTTTGGGATTAAAGGAGATATTTAAACGTTTTTTTAACCGGGTCACGTTTCAAAAACCGGTTACGCATCACATGAGTTTCCAAGGTGACTATTTTAGCAGCGCTTCAGATATGAACGAAGCGATATTCAGTGCAGTGAGCCGATTGGGAAATACGTTTGCCAGTCTGCCGTTAAAATTATTTGATGACAATTTTCAGCAGCCATCTGATTGTGCCGGCTTTAATTTGCTGAGGGATGGGCCGCGATACTTTACCCGATTCGATTTTTTTAGAGACATTGAAACTATCCGGAATTTAAAGGGGAATGCTTTTGTTCAGTTATTCCGCAATGTGAACGGGCAAATTGTTGATATGGCTCTCGTAAAGCCTGGGTGTTGTGAGCCGGTGCTTGATATAACGTCTGGTGAGTTATATTATGCCGTTTCATCCATTGATAATGCACCCAATCAACAAACAATGTATGTCCATTACAGTGAAATGCTCCATTTTAAACATGCGCGTTTTGGTCAAGTTATGGGGATGAACCCTATTGACTTGTTAAAGAACACGATTGACTATGATCACGAAGTAAGAAAAATATCTATGAATCAATTAAACGGCACAAATGAGGGGCTTATTGTAAGGTTTGATGGAAGCTTAGATGAAGAGCAAAAGGAAGCACATATCAAAGCAATAGCGGGATTTTATCGAGATAATGGCGGTTTGCTGGTCGAGGAAAGCGGGATTACAATTACACGGGTTGAGCGTCAAGTTGTAGACCCGAAATTGATTGATATTGATAAAGTGACAAGATCCCGTGTTGCTATGGTGTACAACGTGCCTGAGCATTTCTTAGGTGATAATACATCTAGCTTTTCATCATTAGAGCAGCTTAATTTAGAATTTGTAACAAACAATCTGCTGCCTACTCTCAAACAATATGAAGAAGAGCTGAACAAAAAGATTTTGACACCGGATCAAAAGCAAAGAGGCTATCATTTTACTTTTGTTGTCAACTCACTGCTGCGCGGTGATACACAGACCCGACAAAATTACTATCAAGCGGCGGTCAGAAATTCGTGGATGCGCCCCAATGAGGTTAGATTAGAAGAAGGGCAGCCGCCCGATCCTGATCCGAACGCTAATAAATTATGGATTAGCGGCGACCTATACCCAATCGAAACGCCGGTTTCTGAACGTAAAGGGGGTGAAAGCAAAAATGAAAAAAAACCAAGCGAAAAATAAGTATTGGAGTATGAAGGCATCCGGTGACAGCAGCGCGGATGTTTTTATTTTTGGTGAAGTGGTCACAAGCGGTTATGAATGGGATGAAATAGATACATCGGCCGCCTCATTCAAGCAGGATTTAGACAGCTTGGGAGATATGAGTGTTTTAAATGTACACATTAATTCGCCCGGTGGCTCTGTATTTGAAGGCGTGGCCATCTGCTCCATGCTCAAACAGCATAAAGCATTCGTTAACGTATATATTGATGGGTTAGCTGCTTCAATCGCAAGTGTCATCGCAATGGCGGGTGACGCTATTTTTATGCCCTCAAACGCGATGCTGATGGTTCATAATCCGTGGACAATAGCGATGGGAAACGCCAATGAAATGAGAAAGCAGGCTGATGTCCTTGACAAAATTTCCGAGTCTATGAAAGCGTCCTATCTTGAAAAAGCGGGCGACAAATTGACAAAAGAAACACTGGATTCTTTGATGGATAACGAAACGTGGTTATCTGCTAGTGAAGCCGTTTCTTACGGTCTTGCGGATGAAATTACAGCAGCAAACCAAGCGGCAGCTTGCGTTTCCTCTGCATTATTTTCTCGTTATCGAAATGTGCCGCACGCACTCAAAGAACCTGAATCTATAGACGCGAAACAACCAAAATTACTGAATAAGAAATTACAGATTCTTAAAGGAGAGTTTAACCGATGACATATGAAGAACTAAAAAATACTTGGATTAATGCGGGGCAGCGGGTTTCTGATGCACAACACAATTTACAGCTTGCACTTGTTGACGATGAAGTAACCGCGGAGGAAGTCGAGGGCTTAAAGGCAAAGCTACAAGCAGCTCAGGCAAAACGAGACATTGCAAAAGAACAGATGGAAGAAGCCGAAAAAGCGGCTATTAAACAAGCGAAACAGGCCCCGTCTATCCCTTCTACGGCAGCGGATGTAAAAGACCAATTTATAAAGGATTTTAAAGACCTATTAAGCGGCAGACCGAGCGCGGCCGTGACTACCAAACTGGATGAAAACGGGGAAGGGATTGGCTTGACGATCCCGCAAGATATCCAAACTGCGGTCAACAAACTAAAACGTCAGTTTGATGCCCTGGAACAATACGTTAATGTGGTGCCGGTAACGTCCCTTTCAGGAAGCCGAAATATTGAAAAATTAAGCGATGTAACACCGTTTAAAAATATCGACAATGAAAGCGATGAAATAAACGAGAATGACGATCCATCTGCAAGCATTCTGAGATACTTAATTCAGCGGTATGCGGGCATTTCAACCATTACTAACACACTATTAAAAGAGTCGGCAGAACAAATTATCGCGTGGATTACTGATTGGTTGGCGAAAAAATCAACAGCAACGCGGAACGCAAAAATTATCCAAGTATTAAACGGCCTGCCTGATGCACAGAAAAAGACCGTTGCAAATGTGGATGATATCAAAGACGTTATGAATGTGAAACTCGATCCAGCTATCAAACTGACTTCATCTTTTATTACAAATCAAAGCGGCTTTAATGTTTTGGACAAGGTTAAAGATGCATTCGGCCGTTATTTGCTGCAGCCGAACCCGCAGAACCCAACAGAATTAATGTTATTGAATAAGCCAGTCAAGGTTATTTCAGACAAATATTTACCAAACGGTGGAACAGACAAAGCGCCTGTTTATCCTCTATTTGCTGGTGATTTAAAAGAGGCTGTGGTTTTATTTGACCGGGAACAGCTTTCTATCATGATGACAAATATCGGCGCCGGCGCTTTTGAAAAAGATCAAACCAAAATCCGCGCTATTGACCGGTTTGACGTGAAATTGTGGGATGAGGAAGCGGTTGTTTTTGCGAGCTTTAAAGGTATTGCCGATGAAACGCCAGCAGCATCCGCAACAACAGCAGGGTAAGGGAGTGAGATAAATGGCAGTATCTCTGTCCGAGGTGAAAGCGGCGGTAAGGATCGATACTGACGCTGATGACAAATTATTGGAGAAATATATTAAGGCTGCGGCTGACACCCTTATTTCTGCTGTAGGGGATAAGGTTGCTGGTTTTTACGATGATAACCCTATTTTTGACGTAGCAGTTATGAGATTGGTGGATCACTATTATAAAAACCGGTCTGCTACTTCAAACGGCGTAAAGGTGCGTGATATCCCATTCGGGATTACGCCCTCTATCCTAACGTTGAAAGGCAAGTATTTACGACAATTGCAAGAACAAGAAGGAAGGTAAAAAACGGTGCCAATCGCGAAAACAGGTGACTTAAACGAGCGAATTACGTTTAATGTTCAAAAATCAATCAAAATTAACGGAGTGCCGAAAATGGGGCCTGTTGAGGTTGCTACGGTTTGGGCCGCGGTGTGGCGGCAACGCTTAAAAGACCGAATTAATAACCTGGGGGAAGGTATCGCCAACAAAATAACATTTGTTGTCCGTCAAAATCTGCCTTTTAAAATTACAAATGATATGACGATCTCCCATAAAGGAACAGAATACAAAATCGTAGACATTGAACCGGATACCGTTAATTACGAATGGAAAACCATCATTTGTGAGGCGATAACATGAGTGTGGAAGTAGATATGACCGGTTTAGATGCTCAACTCCGTAAAGTGGCTTACCGGACAAAAAGTGGAGGCGTAAAAGCGACATTAGCGGGCGCTATGATCGTTAAAGAAGCTTTAAAGGTAAATACCCCTTACGAGAATGAACCTGACCGGAAATGGAAAGCACAGCGGCAAATTGAGGCTAAAACAGGGGAATCCCATGAGTTTAAACATATGCGTGACGATATCGTAATTTCAAAGCCTGACAAATTGGGCGAGGTAACGGTTGGCTATGGAAAGGATACGGCTTGGAGATCCCATTTTGTAAATGACGGCACAATTCATCAGCCGCCGCAGCATTTCGCGGAGAAAACCGTGGCAGAAACAAGGGAGACGGTAACGGCAACCATGCAGCGCGTCATTAACACGGAGGTTGCCGGTTTATGAGCTTACTGACTGAAGCTTATGACCTTCTCACTGCCCAGGACAATCCGTTAATGATTAATGAAGATTACGTTTTTATGCATACGGTTCCGGTTGTCCTCTCGGACGGCACGGGTTTAAAAGACGCAAAGAACGCCATTGTGAAAATAAGTCATATTCTCAACAAAAGGGCGGGATATGCAAGTAATTTTAGTCGAGAAATTCAAACGTCTGTGCAAATACAAATTTGGTATGAGTATGACGATAGTTTGGCTGAACAATATGACGACTTACTAAATGGTTACTTTGAGTCAAACGGCTTTTATTCTTTCGAGAGTTACATATCCGTTGATCCGGATATTGAAAAGCTCTATTTAACGGCAAAATTCAAAAAAACAAGTGTGAATTAGTCACTGTCAGCCAGTGGCTTTTTTTAATACAAAAAATTAAGTAAAGGAATGATGATGAATGGCAACGGTGGGTTTTGAATCTATTGTTATTACCGTCTTGGATGAAAACGAAAAAGCAACAGATAAAAAATTCGTGTTGGACGGGAAGAAAGATAAAAACGGCGTAGTTGAGGCCAATATCACAGGCTTGGCACCGACTAAAACGAAAAACTACGCGTCAAACATGGCGATTGACGTTTCCGCAAAAGGCACCGGGGATGTAAAATGCGAGCTGTCTATTTATAACTTACCGGATGATTGTTTGTCGGAAATTACCGGTATGAAAAAAGTAAACGGCATCTATCAGCTTGGAAAGGATACGCAGCCGCCGTTTGTGTCTGTGGAATGCTTATCATCTGATATAAACGGAAATAAGCTCCATGTTGGTCTGTTAAAAGGAATGTTCGGCGCGCCGGATTCCGATCTAAAGACAAATGATGCAAACGTACAAACGGCGCAAGATAAAATTTCAGGGGAATTTATTGCCCGATCTTCTGACGGGCTGGTTTATGGTAAAGCAAACGAGGGGGATAAAGATTTTTCACAGGAAGCATGGGAAAAATTTATCCGTCCTTCTGACACACAAGCTGCATAAAATCACACTTTGCAGGGCCGGAAATCCCGGCCTCTTTTAATCCGAAAAATTGAAATCGAAAAGGAGAAATGAAACATGTTAAGAATCGAATTACTCAATCAAAAAGGTGAAAAAGTAGTCTATGAACAGGGGTTTGTGTCTGGCCGTAAAGTACGTGAAGCGTTGGCATTGCAGGATGAAATGGATAAAAATGAAAATCTGTCAGAAGCGGAACGTTTAGATAAAATGGTCATGTTCGTTGCCGATGTTTTCAGTGATGAAAAAGTAACGATGGATTCTATTTATGATGGAATAGACGCACGTAAACTTATGCGAACAATTGAGGGAATTATGGATATCGTCATGGGAAACGAGGAAGAGGGCTTAAAGGAAGTAGCACTAAAGGCACAGGAGTAACAGCAGCCGAGGCCCTCAGAAACTTAAAAAAAATGTATAGAAATTTGATGGAGGCCGGATGGTCGTTTCGTGATATCGACGAAGCAGATTATTACGGCCTTTTAGATGTGCTATCGGAAGACGCGCATGTGATGACGGGGGAAGAATTCTTTAATTCGATTACGTAAGAAAGGAGGGAGAACATGGCCGAGGGTGTTGTCATTAAAGTTGGTTTAGATGGAACAAAAGTAACGCAAAGTTTAAAAGCTATTAAAAACACTGTTGCGGCATCTACCAGCCAATGGAAAGCTGAGTTTCAAATTTTCAAAAATGCCGGGGATCAATTAGGCATGTTGGGCGCAAAGTATGACGGATTAAGCCGGACGATCAAGATACAAGACGTACAAGTTAAAAAGCTGACAGAATCGTATAACAAGGCCATTGAAAAGTACGGGAAAAATACTGAAGAGGCAATGCGGTTTGCTAATCAAATCAACAATACAACCCGGAGACAGGCGCTTTACCGTCAAGAATTGAAAGATACTGAGATCGCTATGAATGATCAAAAAAGAGGAACAAGCCTTGTACGGGAAAACCTGTCTTTATTAACAAGGGAAACAACGGCAGCGATCAACAAATTTAAAGCCCAGGGCAAAGCGCTCCGGGCCAATAAAGAAGAATACAAGGGCCTTGGAAATCAGATTAAGGAACGTAACCAGCTTATTGAAAAAGAAAAGCTGAAACTACAGGAATTAATAGAGAAAAAAGGCGCCGACAATATCGCAACCAAAAAGCAACGCACAGCCATTTTGGAATTGGAAGCGGCACAAGCATCTGCTGTCAGCCGGTATAAAACACTCAATAGGCAAGTGGGTAGCTCTTCAAAACTCAGTTTAACGTTTCGCGATAACGTCAACAAATTAAGGGATTCTGTGAACCGGGCCAGCGATAAATTAACGAGTGCCGGCCATTCAATGACAGCAGCCACATTTGGCATTGGAGGGGCATTTGTTTACGGAACAAAGCAGGCCGTTGAATTTGAACGGAAAATGACGGACATTAAGTCCTTGCTTGAATCTGACGGAGAATCTGCGAAAGAGGCCGGCGAGATTACAAAGGACATGGAAAAGCAAGCGACGGAGCTATCCGGAAAATACGGTATTTCTGTTCAAAAAATCGGTGATGCGTATGAAACCATGATCCGTAAGGGTGATACCGGCCGGCAAGCCATTGCTGCGGTTGAAAAAATGATTAAAGCGTCAACGGCTGCGGGATCTGAATTTAAAGAAACAACAAAAGTTTCTATGAACGTCATGGAGCAATTTTTTGACAAGTCAAAGTCAGCGGCAAAGACGGCCGAGAACACGACGAGAGTTACAAACGCCATGACTTACGCGGCGGATCATGGATCGGCTAAATTCACAGAATTGGGCTATTCCATGAACTATGTAGGGGATTATGCTAAATCCGTCGGCTACTCAATGGAAGATATGGCGGCATACCTTGAAGTCATGTCAAGGCGCGGCGTGGAAGGAACGTCCGCCGGTACTGGCCTGCGTGGAGTTATGGCAAGCCTTGTTAAGCCGTCAAAACAGGCAGCCGGAGCAATGGCACAGATTGGGCTAAAAACAAGCGATTCACACGGGAACTTGTTGAGATTGTCCGAAATTGTGGAACAGTTGCGCGAAAAAACAAAAGGAATGGGAACCGAGGAAAAAGGAAATTTACTTTCCCGCATGTTTGGCCGGACTTCTCTTCCTACTATTACCGCATTAATGACGGAATCAGGGGAGCACCTGGACAAGTTTTCTGCGAAAATCAAGAATGCTGAAAAGACGGATTATGCCGGAACCGTTACAAACCGCATGATGAAGTCAGGGAAAAAACAGCTTGATATTTTCAAAGAAACTTCCAAAAACTTTGCTATGGAAGTATCAGCAACCCTGCTGCCGTCTGTGACATCGCTTGTAAAGCATCTTAATAAATTACTTGTTAAATTTGAAAATTTGTCACCCAAAACAAAGAAAACAATTGGTACCGTTGCGGCCCTGACTGCAGTATTCGCGCCTCTTGCTATTGGTTTAGGGGCTGTGTTTAAAGCTATCAGCATTACAACGTCGGGCCTCATGGGTTTAGGCCGGGCCATATCCTTTGTTGCGAAATCACCTTTTACCTTCTTCAAAAATGCAAGAATGGAAGGAACGAAGACAAACAAAGTTTTAAAAGGGATCGGCAAGGGTTTTAAATGGACTGGAAAACTGGCATGGGGCGGCGTAAAGAAGACCGGTTCAGCTATTAAAATATTTGGCAAAGGGATCGGAAAAGCCTTCAAATGGACGGGCAAGCTGGTATGGAGCGGTGTAAAGAAAACCGGCTCATTAATTAAGATTTTCGGAAAAGGAATCGGCAAGGCGTTTAAGTGGACTGGAAAATTGGCATGGTCAGGTGTTAAGGCTGCGGGCCGGGGGATTACTGCCTCTGGAAAGGCCATCGGAAAATCTTTTAAATGGACAGCCCGTCTTGCTGCTACCGGTATCAAAAAAACGATTGTTGGTATTGGTGTAGCTTCAAAAGCTACAGCAAAAGGCATAAAAACAATGACAAAAGCTTCCCTGGCCTTTGCGAAAACGGGAAGTATTTGGGTTGCGCAAAAAGTGAAAATACTTGCAGTGGCAACGGCTCAAAGAGTTGCGGCAGCGTCTACAAAAGCATGGGCGGTCGCTCAAAGAGTATTAAACGTAGCTTTAAAAGCAAATCCTATCGGGCTTGTTATTACGGCTATAGGCTTGCTTGTGTCGGCTGTCATCTATTCGTATAAACACTTTAAGGGATTCCGAAAAGTGGTTGACTCTGTTTGGTCGGGCGTGAAGAAATCTTTTTCTTCATCGGTAAAATATTGTAAAAAACTTTTTACGAATTTGTCCAAGCATTTCGGCGATACATGGGGAGATATAAAGGACGAATTTAAAAGCGCAACAAAATTATTTAAAAGTATTCTAAAAACATTTTCTGATTTTTTTCATGGCCGGTGGGATAAACTTTGGGACGATGTAAAATCCATTGTTAAAAATGGCGTGAAGCTTGTCAAATCACAATTTAAAGCCGGATTTAATTTCTTGAATAAAATAACCGGCGGAACACTCGGCAAGATGTGGAAAAAGGTTTCTAAAGTCGGCGGGGATATTATTTCTTTCTTTAAGAAACTGCCCGGAAAAATGGCTGACGGGATTAAAAAAGGAGCTAAAGCTCTTGGGAATGCCGGAATCTTTGTTGGAAACAAACTGATTGATGGCGTAGAAAGCGTGACAAACGGCGTTATTGGCGGGGTAAACTGGGTTCTTAAAAAAGTTGATATGCCAACAATCGACGACGTTAAAATGAAACATATCCCTTACTTTGCAAAAGGAACATGGCAGGGTGATCCGAACGCATTCGCCGGCGGGCTTGCTCACGTTGGTGATGGCGGTAAACATGAATTAATGCGTTTTCCAAACGGGGAAATGGCCCTATCTCCAAACACAGATACCGTCATGAATCTACCACGAGGTACGTCAATTTTAGGCGGTGACAAAACCGAACAATTAATGAAAAGCGGGGCACTGCCGAAATTTTCAATTGGAACATGGCTCGGTTCTGCAAAAGACTTTATTAAGGGCGGCTGGAGCAAACTTAAAGGCATTGGATCAAATATCTATGATTATTTATCCGATCCGACGAAATTATTAAATACGGTTGTTTCTAAATTCGCCGGCTCCGCGCTTGGGAAGCTGGGCGGCTCCGTCCTTGATATGGGAAAAGGGATAATTAAAAAGATTATCAGCGGCGTGAAAGACAAACTGACTGATTTTGCATCCGGCGGCGTTGATACTGGCGATGTGAAGGTTTCCGGCTCCCTGAAATCATGGGTACAAAAAGGAATGAAGATTGCAGGCGTAAGCGGCGCCGCATGGGAAAAAGGTTTAGAGACAATAGCGATACATGAATCCGGTGGCACGGCCGGTTCTCATATAAACAAATGGGATTCAAACTGGCGAGCCGGTCATCCGTCAGCCGGGTTAATGCAGATGATTGAAACAACGTTTGCATCTTATGCCAAGGCTGGTCATAAACAATGGCTTAACCCGATAGATCAGGTAGCGTCAGCAATCGGATATATTAAATCAAGATATCACGGGATCGGGAATGTCCCCGGCATTAAGGCACTGGCTCATGGACGTAAATACGTCGGATATGCTACCGGTACGGATCATCATAACGGCGGCCCGGCAGTTTTGGGCGACGGCGGGCAGCGTGAACCATATTTAACGCCACAGGGCCAGTTTGGTGTAAGTCCGAACGTGCCGACTCTTTTCGCAAACCTACCAAAAGGCACGAAAGTATGGCCGTCTATTAAAGCGTTTAAAGAGCAAGTGGGGCACTTTGCGAAAGGGACAAATGAGGTTTGGGTTGATGGCTATTACCGGGATAACGGAACCTATGTAAAAGGATATTGGCGGAAGAAACCTGAAAGTCATTCAACTAAATCCGGCTCCTCAAAGAAAACAAAAACGAGAACCATTATAAAGTATGTGACACGGCCGGCGGCCAACAACAAAACACTGAGTAAGGAGGCAAAAAAACAAAAGGCTGCAGCAGCGGCAAAGAAAAAAGCGGCTGAACTCAGTAAGAAAATTTCTGACAGCATTTCAACGATCATTACAGATTACAGGGCCGGGAAAATTTCAGCCAAAACCGAAAGGGCACGACTTGAAGCCATTCAAAAGAATCATAAATTAACAGCGACACAACGCAACCGCATTGTTGCGGCAATTGGTGCGTCAAGTAAAGCCATTGCAAAGCAAATCAGCTCCTATAATAACGCGATAGGCAACGCAATTAATAAGTTTGACAGCACAATGAAAACAATCAGAACAACATATAACAATGCGGTGGCAGATGCGAAAAAAACGTATCAATCGGCTGTGAATGAAAACAGAAACACGGCGTACACGTCTTTTGCAATGTTTGATAAGGCGGAACAATCGAAAGTGTCCGGGGTGGGTCTGCTGCGTAATCTTAAATCACAAAATTCTCTTTATAAAAAATTCACATCGAATATAAAGAAATTACAGCGGCGCGGCGCCTCTAAAAAGATGATTAATGAACTGCTGCAGCAAGGGCCATCCGCAAATGCAGATGTAGAGGCATTATTGAGCCTGTCCGCAAGTGATTGGAAGTCTTACAAAGGAGCGTACTCAGAAAAGACCAAGACAGCAAATGCTTTGGGTGATCTCACAACCTCATACGGTGAGGCAAAAACTGATCTTAACAAGGCTTTAAAAACAGCAAAAGCTAAATATCAATCAAGCGTGAATGATGCCGTAAATACGTTGGGAAATGCCATGAAATCGGCCAATAAAAAATATAAAAGCACCGGGATAACACTCAGCGGCCATTTTGTAAGCGGAATTGTAAATGGGTTGAAAAAGAGTCAAAAGGATGTTTCATCTGCTGCCGAGAAAATCGCACACAATATCGAAAATTCAATCCGGAAGAGATTAGACATTCATTCGCCTTCTCGTGTTGCTGTGCGGCTTATGGGTTTCTTTGGTGATGGTCTTGTGAATGGTCTGACTGGCAGCATCAGCAACGTTTCGCGGGCGGCCCTTCACGTCTCGGATTCCATCACAAAAAATATTATCCCGATAGATGGAACGGCAGCCGTAGAAAACCTGCAGGCGGTAGCGGTGGCCGCAGCCCGAAAAACGCAACGAAGTAATCAAGCGAGCGGCAAAAATGACGAGCTATTAACAAAATTGTTATTGGCCCAGGAAAGAACCAATCAATTGTTAGCTCAACTATTGATCGGGCAGGGGGCCAATCAAAACAATGGAGCTGCGGACTTAAAAACAATCGCTAACCTACTTAATGGGATCAACGGCAACGCATTAGGGTTGAATACATTCATGCAAGGGGGTAAACCGTGAGCATCCTACAAGACTTAATCATAAATAAAAATGGGGTAGAACAGGCATTATCAAAGACGGTAAACATGCGTGGACTGCAGTTTTTGGATATGACTGTTTCCGCCCCGTCCCTTACACCGTCCTATCTGACAAATCCGGCCCTTGATGGTCAAATTGAGTCGGGATCGGCCGTATACGGAGCCAGAACAGTAAGTGTTAACTTCTTATTCAAAGGAAAAGATTTACACGACTTTGAATTGGGCTGCCGGGCTATTCATGCTTTTCTTTTTAGTCGGGAGGCTTTCTATATAAGGAGTACGCTTATGCCTGCCATGCGTTACAAAGTAAGGGCGAAGCCGTATGAAACGACACGCCTTAGCTTAACAGATATGACGTTTACCGTGGAATTTGACTTGCCTTCCGGTTTCCGGGAGGCTTTTCAAACGACACAGGAAGCGGACTTTTCAAACGATGCTGCAGCATGGCCCATTGGAATGAATATACCATTAGACCAACCATTATTTTATACATTTAAGACGAATTCGTTTTCTGTTTACAATGCGTCAGAGATTGTCTTAAATCCGTTGAAACATCATTTGTTAGATATCACATTGACTTGCACTGGCACGCCGACCATTACGAATAAGACAACCGGCGATGTTTTTAAGCTCAATAAAAAAATGGCTGCCTCTGACACACTTTTATTAAACGGGTGTTATCCGTTTTTAAACGGCAACAGATGCGGACGGGACACAAATCACGGTGTTATTACATTGGCCGAGGGATGGAATGATTTTGTGCTCACAGGATGCGAAAACCCGGTAATCTCATTTAATACGAGATTCCTGTATTTATAGGTGAAGCCATGAAAATTCTTATTGTTAAAAATCCAGAATACGAAGAGATTGTAATGGACTTTACAGACTTTGAGCGCAGCATAGAAAGCAACCTGACAAACTGGCAAATTTCATTTAATATCACTCAGACAAACACCAATGCATTTGTTTTTAATTTGCTGCAAAGCGACCAAGCTTCTTTACTATTTGAGGGCCAAGAATATGTTATACAGCAGATCAACCCGGTATTGAGCGGAAATACGCAAACAATTTCTGTTACGGCCACACATATTTATTATGACGTACAGAAAAAAATTAGATTGGAAGACACCATAGATTCGGATTATGAGGACGACAGCCGGCCAAAACATACGCTTGAAGAATACTTGTCCTATCTGTTTAAGGGAAATACCTACGGGTACAGCTACGAAATTAAAGGAGCTTTTACGGCCCGTAAATTAATAACCGAGTTTGGTAAATCAGATGCGGTTTCCTTAATCAATACCTTAATTGATACTTTTCAGTGTTATGTGATGGCGGATAATAAGAAGGTTATCTTTATGGATGAAGCCCATTTTAAAACTGTCACAGAAGAACAATTCAGATGGCTGTACAACACTGATGACATTAATTTATCACTGGATAAAACGAATCTACGGACAAAATGTTGGGTGTATCCGTATAAGGATGCCCACGATAACTATTTTTTCGAACCGTATGTTTATACGTCCGTCAATGCTGCAAGATTCGGTGACTCATTCGCGGAGCCGTTGGATTTAACAGGCGATACGGATGCAACAACAAAAAAATATACAGATGCGGAGGCTGTAAAACATCTGCAGGACGTACCGGAAGCCACGTTCACATTGAATTATTACGGCTCCCGTCTCCCGACAATAGGGGAAGTGTGGATGGCTATCATTGAGCCAATGGGCTTGGATGTAGATGTTTCAATCGTTGGGGTAAAGGATTACCCTTTCGATGATACAAAGGCCGCAGAATTGACGTTCAGCAACGCAAGGAAGGACATGCTTTCTATTCAACAGCAAATATCCAAAAAAGCAACGACCGCCTATAATAAATCCCATATTGCAACAGAGTTAATCAGCAGCGTTCAAAATGTGGCTGTCAACGCATGGGATGCACGGCTCGTCATTGAAAAGGTAGGCGAGGTAGATGACTGATATTGTCATTCTGAAAGATTCCAAAAGCAACCCGTTTTATCCTAAAACTCATACCTCGGCGGTGGCCGGTTTAAACGACAGGCTATCCGAATACGACAACAGAATGACAAATGTTGAGTTAAGTAATTTAGTGGTTAACCCGTTGAAATGGAAGGGCGGCAACGCCTCAGCATTCGGCCGCAAACAGTATGCTGATATTTATCATGATGCCAGCAAATTAAATCTGAACACATTGACAATTCCATTGCAAATAGCAGCCGCCGACGCGTCTGATTCTAACCCTGTTATTACCGACTACTCATATAACGAAGTATGGGAGGCCATACCGAAAGCCAAACGAGACGGATACAGGGTTATTTTAGAGCCATACCCGTTCATAGCAAACGGAACGGTCGCGGAAACAGACTGGATACCGACCGATATTGAACAATGGTTTTCTGTTTGGGGCCAGCATTTGAAAAATCTTGCTGCTACCTGTGAAGAGAATGGCGTTGATGGGCTTTACATTGCTTCTAACCTGGTTCATATGGAAAGCTTTACTGACAAATGGAAAGCGTTAATTTCCGAGGTTCGTACGGTTTACACAGGGAAAATTCTCTATCGTACAAATTATTGGATCACAGCTTCATGGGCGCCCGATTATGTGGAAGCGTATGAAAATAAACTCAATAACGCTCTTTTTGGATTGGTTGACGTCATAGCAATTGCGGCATACTTCGAGTTGACCGATAATAAAAGCCCTTCCGTTGATGAGCTTATAGATGCTATTTACAGCGTACCGTTGTACGGCCGCGGTCAAAATATTTTTGATGAAATAAAGGCTTTCCATGATAAGTGGGATAAGCCTATTTTTTTTGGTGAATTAGGGATACCGCCCTATTCAAATTCGCCGCAGCAGCCGCACAATGCTTTTGGTGATCTTGGAGAATATAACGAATCCATTCAGTCTAATTGGTTTGAGGCGTGGGTAAGGGCTTTTCAAACACAAGAATGGTGGCTCGGTTATTCCATTTACACGATCGCAGATGAAAAATCAGTGTACAACGTAATGGGCCGTAAAGCAGAGACGGTTATTCGCGGCCAATCATTGGGCGGGCAACAATACAGCATGAACGAAGTGATCAACCAGCTCAACGAGTTGAAAAAACAACTCGACGAATTGAAAAATAAGTGAGTAAAGAGAGGATGAAATCATGATCAATTTAAATAAGGATTTACCGACCAGCTTAGACCGAGATTTTCGTGAGGCACTAAATACAAATTTCGAGAAAATCGAACAGGCTATCAATAATCCTTCCGCGCAGCTATCACCAGAGGAAATTGGCGAGAAGATCAAAGAAAATAATGACGAAATGTATAGAGAAATCAGGGCAATTATAACACCCGACATGTCGCCCTTAGAGGTTACGGAGCAAGTGGAACAGGCGAAAACAGACAGTAAAAACGTCAAACACGCCACGTTATCGGAACGAATCGCGGCGGAAACAGCATACTCACAAAATAGTAATGAGTTAAATCAGCTTCTAAATATCACCGACAGCGGCCATATCAGTGTTGATTTTATTAAGAAAAGCAATCTGCTCAACGCAAAGAAAATCGCTATTTTGGGGGATAGTGTGGCCCACGGGCTGCGCGCTCAATACAACTTTGGCGATATCTTGAAGGAACGGACAGGTGCCGAGGTTATAAATCTTTCTGTCAGCGGCGTTAACATGAGCAATAACGGAAACAACAATATCTATCAGCAGGCTCTTAAAACGTCCGGGAACGATGTTGTCATTGTACAGGGAACGGATGATGACTGGTGTAACAGCATTGATGTAGGGACAGACGAAAAAGACATTACAAAATTCTACGGCGGTTTTTATCAAGTCATTCAACAGCTCCGTATGAGAAATAAAGGCTGTAAGATCATCGTGATGACTGCCACACGACAAGCGAAGATTTCAAACGGAAAAATAGTCCGCCGGGATACGGATAAAAACAAATTGGGCCTGACATTGGCCGACTATGTGGATGCACAAAAGGAAGCGTGTACGCTGCTTTCTGTCCCGTATGCTGACATGTTTTATACGGATTTATTTGATCCTTACAATCCTGCATTCAGAAAGATGTGTATGTCAGAAGGGCTGCACCCGAATGAGATCGGGCATCAAATTATTTTCCAAGAAATTTGCCGGAATTATTTTTACTACTACGGATAAGGGGAGCGTTTAAAACATGGCAAATCAAGATTTAGTTTTTGATATTAGCAAGGCACATTTAGAGCAAATTAACCAGCAGCTTATCATTGGAAGAGTGGGGGACGGCGGTTTAAAAGCGGTGACGGTATCAGTCATATCAAACGGTACGCCTTATGATCTAACCGGGAAAACTGTCTCTTTCGAAGGGCTGAAGCCTGACGGCACGCATATTATTGATACAAACGGTGGTATTGTCCTTAATGCCCAGGGCGGGATTTTTCGTTATGTGTTCCCTTACCAAGCATTTGCGGCCATGGGGGAATATGAACAGGCATTCTTTAAAGTGAGCCGAGACAGTCAAACAGACACCACATTAGAATTTAAAATCAAGGTGCTTGAAAATAAAGTGGAAATGGGTATCAATTCAGCCTCCTTTATTTCTGATTTTGAAAATTTGAAAACGCAGCTTAAACAAGCCTATGACGACTTTTTAACCTTGGTCAAATCAGATCAGGAAGCAACACAAAATATCATAGAGGGCACTAAAACAACAATCCAATCATTGCAAGAGCAATTAAATACGCTTAATACTAAAATTCAAAACAGTGATATTGTCACCACCGGCCAATATGAAAATGATATGAGAACCCTCAATGATCAAATTAGTCAATTCAACAGCGTAGTTGATAATTTGGGAAAAAGCGTGTCCGCTGATCTTGGAGAAATGAAACAAAAGATTGATACAGCTATCGTTAACAAAATGGATACAACACCCGTTGTTTTAGCAGACATTCATGACATTATCAGTACCGGCGTTTATTGGTATAATTCCACAACTCAAAACCTGCCGCCTAAATTAAACGGCGACAATGCAAATGGATTTATTTTTGCCGTTTTCAGTGATCAGGATAATGGTTTAGTGACTTTGCAGGGATCTGATTGGCATATTGAAAAATATCAGGGAGCCTATCGTAATTGGGTGTCAAAATCACCGGTTCTATTGTTTTCAGGGAGCGCGAAAGCGGGGGATACTATTAAACTTGCTGCAGACATTTCGAATTTCAGCTATTTCCTTTTCGAAGTCCATTTCAAAACGGACTATTACCATGTTTCGACGCAGCGCCCCGTCCCGGTCGATACTGTTTTTTATATCAACAATGCCGGCCTAAAAAGCAACGGGAAAGGCATGTATCAAGATGAAATCAGACTGAAGTACACGGACGGAAAGACATTAGTTGTGACAGAATGTCTTTCGCTGGATACTGAAAAAATGGAAATCAGTAACCCTGAAATCTATATTTCGAGTATCAAGGGGGTCTTTTAATTGCAAATTGTCCTAAATGAAAACAACGAAGTAGCAGCTTATGCTTTGGTAGGGGAGCTGGATAAAGCAATTGAGATATCGGATGAATTTGCCACGGCTGAATTTATTTCCAATCCGTTCCGTTACAAATTATCTGATGGTGCTCTCATTATTAACCCGGATTATCAAAATCCCGTCATTAATGATTCGAATACGCCCGGCCCAATGGAGCAGGCCCAGGAACAAATTGTTGCTCTTGTGCAGCAGCACATTACGGATAGTCAAACTATCAAGCAAATGCAAGATCAAATTATTCAATTGACTAAAGCAGTCATGACATTACAGAAAGGGGAATAGTAACACATGAATTTTCCAACATATGCAGATGCACAGGTTTATTATCAATGGGGTTTTGATATTTCATTTTGTGTTGAAGGCGGCGCCATTACTCCCGATCAATTTAAGGAGATTACCGGAAAGGATTACGGAGAAGAGTCAACGGAAACGGCAGGCGATGCCACACCCTCGGCCGGGTCTTCTGAGTCAACTGGCAGCACTACTGAAAATGAACAAGTAAAGAATAATGAAACGGCACCTGTAACCGAATAGGTGTTTTTATTTTGTCAAAAAGGAGACGTCAACAATGGAAATGGATATCATGCAATATTTGATGACTCAGGGGCCGTTTGCGGTGTTATTTTGCTCCCTGCTGTATTATGTCATGAAAACGAGCAGAGAGCGGGAGGCGAAGCTATACGGGCAAATTGATTCTCAAAATGAGCTTTTAGCAAGATTCAGTGATAAATATGAAATTGTCATTGATAAGCTGGACGAAATTCAAATGAAAATTGAAAAATAGGAGGATTCTTTATGTTGAATATGAGAGACAGGGGTACGATCATTCGGACTGTACTTCTTTTTATTGCATTAATTAACCAAACAATGCTGATGTTTGGAAAGTCTCCGCTAGAGATTACAGACAGTCAGGTCACTCAACTTGTGAATGGATTGTATACCGTCGGATCGGCGGCTTTTACAATTGGTACAACGTTAACAGCGTGGTTTAAAAATAACTACGTGACTGAGAAAGGCCATAAACAGAAAGCCATTCTGAAACACCACAAACTCATTAAATGAGGGGTTGCCGTTCGGCAGCCTCTTTTATATTTCAAAACAGAATAGGAGAGATTTTTATGTCATCATTCAGAAACCAATATATTGATATTAACAAATGGACGCGGCCGGGAATCAAAAACAACGGCGTGAAGAAACTGGCCGTTCATTACACGGCAAACCCCGGCGCGTCTGCTGCCAATCATTATAGATATTTTGGTCAAACGCTCCCTGCACAGAACAGAAATCTGTCTGAGAAAAAACAGACGTTTGCATCAGCACATATTTTTGTCGATCGTATAGAGGCTATTTGCATCATTCCGTTGAATGAGGTGGCCTATCATGCGAATGATGTTCAGCAATTCGTTAACGGGCAGCCTTACCGGGGTGTCGCGGCACTGAAGCCGAATGCGAATTTCTTATCTATAGGCGTGGAGCTTTGCATTGAAAAAGACGGTACTTTCCATCCTGATACCATTGCCCGCGCAGAACAAGTTTGTGCCGAGCTGTGCAAAATGTATAAACTTGATCCAATCAATGATATTGTGCGGCACTATGATATTACTCATAAAATTTGCCCGGCGCCGTGGGTGAGTAGGTCACAGGGGTTTACCGATTTTAAAGCCCGCGTTAACAAGCGGATGGCCGGCACGGTTGTAACGGTGCCTGTGGTATCGAATTCAGCCGTTACCCATACAGACACGGGAAGATTTATAAAAAATACGGTTGTGGCAAAGGATGGGCTTGTTTTACGCACACAACGAAGCGCTGGCTCCTCTATGGTGCTTACCCTGCCGAATGGCACGATTGTAAAATATCAGCTTGGTTCAACTGTGAAAGGGTGGGGATATATTGAGTACACCAATTCAAAAGGCCAGACATTCCACGGATACGTCAACGTGTCTTATATAAAGAGCGATAATGAACTGAAAAGCAGCGGGAAAAAGAAGGCTGCAGTAAAGTCCAAAACAAGCAATAAACCAAAATTTCCCCTGCCTGACGGTGTTTTCAAAGTCACCAACCCATTAACCAGGGGCGCAGCCGTAAAACAAATACAGTCAGCGTTGGCGGCACTTTATTTCTATCCGGACAAAGGAGCACCGAACAATGGGATTGATAGCGTATATGGGCCAAAAACAGCAAATGCGGTCAAACGATTTCAATTGATGAACGGTTTAACGTCTGATGGAATTTACGGGCAGGAGACTAGACATAAAATCCTGCATTTATTGCGATAAGTAGTCGTTTATACCTTTCGGTGATCAAGTGGGTAAAACTAAATGACCAGGGGTGAAAAAGCTTTCTTAGTTAATTTTAACCAAAATATGGTACTGGGGTTTTTTTGAAAACCAGAGTTTGATATGGTTTTTTAAAAGGAGGAATGTATTTTGAAATTTAAGATTTTTAGTTCAGTAATGTCAATCGCTATTGCATCTAGTTTAACTTTGCCGTCATTTGCTTCGGCTGAAACTTTCTCTGCCCCTAAAGTATCTAAGGAATGTTCACAACCATTATCAGAGGGAGAGGTGACCGATAAATACGGGAAACCTATTGAATTAAAAGATACAGATACTGATATGAAAATTGCATTAGAGATTGCAAAATCTGATTTAGAAGAAAAGGCAGTAGTTAATAAAGAGGGTTTTGCTGAAAACTTTTACAAGAATGCAAAAGATGCAAATGTTAGTGAAAAAGCTTTCGAGGAATTTAATGCATCATTGGAAAATTTAAATAAGGGTGTAAAAAACGGTCAATATAAATTAGGTAGTAATATATCAGATATAAACGTATCAGCCGCAGAAAATAGTGATGTTTCTGCTCAAGCAACATGGTTCATCTCCCATTCTAAATCTGCAAAAGCCCAAAAATTAATTTTGGCGGGTGCAGGAGTTTCTTTGCTTGCTTCTGAATTAGGTGTTCCGGTTCTCGTGGCTTCTGGTTTAGCTGCACTAGCAGCCGGAGCAGGCCTGTGTGATTGGAATGACAAGGGTTTTTATTTGATCTATGCTGCTAACCTTTTTTATTGTGTGCCAAGGCTTTAAAAAATTAAAAGAGTTCAGGGTGGGCTAAATGCATAAAATTATTAATTACATCATGGTAAGCTTGTTATTGGTGTATATCATTGTTTCCTTTTCTTTGGATTTTAGTAACAATGATATTCCATATATTTTTGTTGCTCTGATTCTCATCATTGTTTCCTTTATCTTTGAGAAGAGAAAGTCATATAAAAATTGA